TTTCCAGGAAAAAAAATTTTAAAAAAAGGTTTCTGAAAAAAAGTTCTGAGTCTGAATATAGACGTGATGTACTAGTGACCTGTTATAGGCGGCGCGAATCCTGCCAATATAAACCCCTATATTGGTCCGTGTCCCTCTGAGGCTCATAGAGAGGCGTTAACTATTCGCCTCTATATCCGATGGATGCGCCGTACACAGCCTTCTATGGTCCTCTACCTTTAAATAGCCCGGACGCCCCATCAACTGACCACGCCTTATATACTGGTCGTATGTCTCGTAGTCGTCGTACGTGGTGATATCAACCAGTCTCTCGCCATGGTCTCTATCGTACGTGGCCCAAAGGTTCGTTGCGAAATAGACTGAGAGCTTCTCGGTCTCCCCACAGTAGATCCTCGAGATCTTATTCCCCTCGGCGGTAACTGAATCTAATTGAGATATAAACATATTAAGTACTCCCTTTAAATTAATATAGAATTATTATACCACGCTTTCAGATGTTTGTAAAGGAAAAAGTGCACGAAATGTGAACTTTTTTTGTGGGTGAGAGAAAAATCGCCGGATCGCTGAGGACACTAAGGTATACGACTGTGTGTACGTAATCCTTAGTTTCTCGTCTTTACATACAGAGAGTGCAGATTGTCCTATATACAGGGTGTATATATAGTTATATGAGTCATTCCCTACGAGTGTCATATATCGGATGAGGAGTTCTTTCAGAGAGTGGAGAGAATATTATCGTGACTTATATCCCCGATATGGAAAGATACCGAGCCTATACTATAGTTGGTTTAACTACAGATGTTTTAATAGAGATTACACGTATAGAAAGAAAGAGTTAAGTTTATGGGATATCGTACTGAGCAGAAACCGGTAGGTAGGTATGATTTTAGTAAGATGAAGACTAATACGATTGAGAAGCGAGTGATTGTGAGAGAGTTTATGCAAGATTATAAGGAAAAGATAAGAGTGTTAAGGCAGAGACTGTACAGTTTAATGAGGTTACGTCATGAGACCGACTGATCATTTCATGGTTGGTATGACCAGTTGTATGTTGTTCGTATGTTATAAGATGTTTCCGTACGCGCCGGTCGTTGCGTTCCTTATGATGTGGTTCAATATGGCGATGTTTAACGCGTACTGTCTGAAGCGTAAGAATGACGATATGTAAAACGAGAGATTTGCACCGTGATACATTTAGACTATGAGATTGATAAAGAGAAGTATCGAAATATCTTTTACGATAATATACAGCGAGGGCAATGGCACTGGCGTTGTTCTCCCCGTCGTGAGTTGTTTTGGTACCAGTTGATGATACCAGATGGACACGACATGAAACCTTTAATTGAACCCGTAGAACGAGATTTGAACATACACGGGATGAACAATTTTCCGAGATTCAGTTATCAGTTTCCAAACACTCGGCTTGAACACCATAAAGATGAAGACAAGATGGTGTCGATCAACATTAATTTGTTAGATACTACACCGATCATACACATCGAACACGTACCTTATGCGTACGAATGCGCGTTGATTGATGTTGGAAGTAGAGATCACGGCGTTGAGCCCGACTCAAATCACAGGTTGATATTGAAGTTCTGTCTGAGACATTCTATGAATCAGGTTCTTGACCGAGTCAAATTTCTCATTAAAGATGACGCTAAATAGTATTCGCTCTTGACTTGATTGAGACACGGAATGTGCGTACTTACTTACATTAATTAAAGCAGTTTCATAGTAATATTCCGCTCCATCTACTATGAGTTTACTGTCGTCATTCGTCAGTCTTACGTTAATTCTACAGCAGCACGAAGTGTCAGTATGAGACCGTATCACGGTGCCTGCGGGTTGATGATAGTACCCGACAACCGCACTAAACTTATCGCGTATCTGACTACCGTATGGACCAGATGCGTGTGTCTTCTTCCATTCAGGATTAAGCTTACTGAATTGAGACGTTTTAAGTTCGTGGTACTCTTGTAGTAATCTCTTCTTATCGAAACCAACGTCACAGTGATATATTAAATCATGCATCTCTTAACTTCTTCATATGTCTTATCAAATATCGAAAACTTAAGTAGTAGTCTTTCATCTTCAAATTGAGGTACCATGTGTCTTTTTGTGATGTTGAGAAGTGCACATTTATAGTTCACTTCACCGATATCTTCAAATACGATTGGCGCTGCTTTTTCCGACAATATAACGTTAATACAACACTTTGTATTAACATCGGCGTGCATCGGCACGTGCGTATTTTTTTCTTGTCTGTAGAATCGCGGTCGTACATCACGCGCACCGCTCTTCTCTTTGATAACATTTGTCAACCGGTGAATTTCAGAGTACAGTTTCGTATCGATGATTCGCCCTTGCATCCAAGTAGGCGCATAGTCGAACCAAGAGTTTGACTTTTTATCAATTTCAAATGGTTTGTAACGAACTCTAAATGATTCATCTATAAGCATTTGAGATGAATAGTTGAGATTAAGAATTATGTAGTAGTCTTCCAACGTTTCACTGCCTCGTCGAAAAGTAAAAAATTATTCATATCTTATTGAAAGTATCACTCTCACTCCATTGTTAGGGTTGTCTATCGAGTGCGGAATATCTGTACGTAGAGACGTAGGTTTGTCAATCACTGTCTGCTCAACGACTTTGCATTTCGAAGTATCAATAGGCACTCCTCCCTTTGCATTAAATAGTTCATATCTTGGCTCGACGTAGTCGTTCTTCCAATTACTCTTGTCAGTGTAATCGTACCATTTCATTAACGCGTTTTCATAGTTCATTACTGGAATGTTAAGAGCGTGCACTCTTGGATTTTCTATCGTACCGTCGATATGTATGTTAAGTTTACCCTGAGGCGGCGTAAGATGAAATCTTATAAACTTTATCTCACGCTCTCTTACTGATTCTATCCATTCGTAACTTACAGGGCACTCTTTTCTTAACCAACCATCAGGTGGAATCCACGCCATCTTATCTATACTTTCCCAGTCATTACTCTTAGAGAGTTCTTTTTTTATCTCTTCGAATAGTTGACTATCGATCGAATGCTTGTAATAATATTTCAAAAGTATCTCGCAATATTTTTGTAATCTATACCAAATAGTAAATTTATACGTAAATCATTAGAGTTGTTAAAAACACGGTGTGGCCAACCGGTGTTTGTGAACCAGCACTCACCAATCTTAAAATTAACACTATCAACCTTGCCACGTCTTTTAACTTCAAAGGTACTGTCTTCGTTGTTTAGAGAACAAGAGACTCGGCACGCGACGCTGGTGTTAGTATCGATATGCCAGTCAAACAGATCACCGGGATGCAGCACTGATATGCGAGCTCGATAAAGTCCCGGGAACGCTGACGCTAGCCAGTCTTTTGCGTTATTAGTACAATGTTCGGTAAACTTAGTGTACTTAAGTTCCATCATGACGTCTTCGCTGTCTTGCCTTGGATTCTTGTTTTGTAAGAGTATGTGTTGAAATTTTTCTGGTATCATTCCTACGAGTTCACACTTATCTTTAATCTCATAGTTCTCTTTATCTTTTAAAAAGTTTACTTCACTAAAATGATCGTATATCGCATTAAACTCTTCAATGATTTCTTCTGGCATGTTACACAAATGTTTAAAATTTGGTAGTTCATGTCTCTTAGGCCCCGGCCCGACGACTCGGTCTCTTGGCCTTCCAATGCTTGTTTTAAAATCTTTAATCATATGTCTTCCTATACAGTGGAAATGTTGTATCGTTAAATGAGTATAATATTATATATTGCCAGCAGTTGTCATTGATTGTGCCATCTATCTTACATGTATAGTAAAGTCCATCGAGCTGCTTCCAACTATTACTTTTCCATGGAAACGGATTTGTATACTTATTATATTCTTTATTTAACATGTTTACAAATAATTTAGAAAAGTTCTTTCTCATCAAAGTTGATTGAAAAGAGATGAATAAGTGATTAAAGTTATTTTTCATAGCATGATCATACTGCTTAGGCAGCATGTAACGACTTGCTAAGTTAGGTAATTTTCTTGGTGATAAGTTTTCCTGTCTTACCGACTTAGCATAGTAAGTTTTTGTCAGTGCTCTGCCAGTTTTTTTACCAAAATGACCAGTTTGAAGTGCACTAAAAGCTACGGCTTCGTATTTTGGATTGAAAGTGCATGGAAATATAGGAGCAAAAACTACTGTAAAGCACTCATAATCTTTCCATTTGTTAGATATATCTTTATAGTTATTTTTTAACTTATCGTTTGTATTTTCTGCTTCATACGCAAGTTCTAAAAACATATCATAGTATAATTGACCAGCTTTATTCTTCTTAGTTAAATCACCATTTTTATTAAAATTTGCTGCGAACGTGGTGGGTGTCATGATTTCCTTCAAATGGTGCTAATATATTAATAAACCAACGATTCATTGGCTTTCCTTCTTGATGACCAAAGTAGTTCAGTATTCCTATTCCTGCATAACCTAACAGTATGGTCATAGGCGACAATACTATAACTGGCCATATGAGATACTTTCCGTATCTTTGAAAGAACTTTATTCTTTTGTTTTTAACTACGTCTCTAATCATCGATATAGGAATAGGTTTATCCCATCTTGATAACAATACGTTCCACGCTCCTTGATATTTAGGAGAGTGTGGATCATTGGGCGTGTCAGAGTACTTATGATGAAGTCTGTGCGTACCAACCCAGCCTAGTGGTTTGTACACGCCTATACATAGTGCGCACGACAGCGATAGCCATTCATACCACACTCTTCTTTTTCCTTGGCCATGAGCCCAGTATCGGTGTAAGCCAAAACTTGCTCCAATGGTTGCCAATATTAAATATAATAAGTAAGTTGTCATGATACTTGCAATGCAACGTAAATCAACGTACCAAGTATACTAAAATTAATTAACATATTAACATAGTGTGGGTTTGGTGCCATAATCTTTCTCCTTATTTAATGTCTTCAACTTTTGATCCACCCTTACATACGAATCCGGGTGGTGCCCATAATGTGTGGTTTAAATCGTTTTCTTCTGTGCAGTCTGGACAGAATCCAAAACCGTTAGTAAGTATCTTAACGACGTGACCTTTCTCGCATTTACCGACTAATCCGGTGTATTCAAATAAATGTCTTGTAATTCCGACTGCCATTAGTATTCCAATCCACACAAACGCGCTGCCCATACGTCATTGCATAGTTCAAGCAGCTCGTATTCCGTAAGTTCTTTGTGTAATTTTTTTCTTTTGAGTTTTTTCTTTGTCTTATCGTAGATCGTGAGGCAGTGTGTAGACGTCTTTTTAGTTTTTTTCACGATCTCTCTTATTGTCTCTATGACTTCTTGCTGTTTTTCTGTGTACTCTTCAACCGGTGTTCGATACTTAAACGCGGTAAACTTACTCATTTCTTGCATATTATTGTCCTAATAAAATATCGTTGAGGCCGAAAACCTCAAGACACATGAATGTAAAGAACAAGAGAAAGATACTCCATATAATCAGTTTACCACTGAAGTTTGTTGCAACCATACGTATCGCGATTAACTCGTTACTGAGAAATCGTAGTGCCAGTTCAAACTCGTTGTGTTGTGGTTCCTTATCTTCAGGTGCATCATCTGTGTGTACGTACCCATATTTCTTTTTCTTTTCGGCCATCAATCTCTCTATTGTTTTTCACCTACGTAAGCATACAGCTTATTTGCGGTTTCGATTAGATCAACTGGTTGATACATCATAGGTGAATGTTCTTTTATCACCTCTTCAATATCCACACGCTTTTCCATTGCTTGATCTATCATTCTATACATAATATCCTGTTCTAAACAGTATTGTGTATCGGCCATCTCTTTGGCCATTCTTAAAGTTTCGAGACGAATCTCGTACGCGTTCTTAGACATATTGTCCTCCTGTGTGTGTGTTAAGTGGAGAGATTCTGTTTCCACGCTCTCTCCGGGCGCATAGGAATTACGCTGCTTGAGCGAACTCCTGAGGTGCAAAATTATCGTTTGCATTTAGAGTTTTGTTCGCATTAACCGAGCTTACATCCGGATAACTCCACATCGCTATTGTACCTGTCGATCCTATTTCAGCCCCATCAAAACTACTCGCGATAATCGAGTGTTTTTGGTGGAGCTGTCGGGTACCGCCCCCGAGTCCAGCGAACCATTCGCTTTGCTTCATCGTTATATAGTATATATTATACCACATAAAATGCCGTTTGTACACCTTTTTTTTATAAATAGTATGAAGAAGAGGAATAACGAATGATAGATCCAGTTACCGCGTTGGCTGCAGCTACCACTGCATTTAACGCAATCAAAAAAGGTTTTGAAGTTGGTAGAGATATCGAGTCAATGTCTGGCGATTTAAGTCGTTGGATGGGTTCAGTATCGGACATCGATAAAGCTGGTGAATACGCAAAGAAACCGCCGTTGTTTAAAAAACTATTTGCGGCGAATTCAGTCGAAGAAGAGGCAATGGCGTCATTCATGGCTAAAAAGAAAGCCGAGGATATGAGGTATCAATTGAAACAAATTATATCATTAACGCGTGGTCCACAGGCATGGGAAGAGTTACTTGCCACTGAAGGTGCGATAAGAAAGAAACGACAGAAGATGATATACGAACAGAAAGAACGACAAAGACAAATCGTAGAGTGGACGGCAATTATTATTGGTGTCGGAGGTTGTGGTGCTTTCTTAGTTTGGTTGGTAGCCATGGCTCTAAAAGCACAAGGTATTATATAACAAAAATGATGAACTTTAAATATTTTATGGAAGACTTTCGGTTCTTTCCAGATACACCATTAACTGATATTACTTTACCGAGTCCTAACACAGATTTAGACTCAGCAGTCAAAAGATTAAAAGAGTTAATGACTAGGCGAACACCAGAAAATGAAAGATCAATACGTATACATGACGAGCAACCATTCTACGCGATAGAGCAGTATTGTAAGAAGAACGATATGATGTTCCATGACAATGAAATGAATGACATTGTATCACACGCAAATCCAACCATTGCATATTTTAAAAATAGATTTAAACTTACAAGACCGTTTGACTACGATAAGAGTATAGTTCCTATGACAAGTAAAACAAATAAAACTTATTCATATCCTAGTGGACACGCTACGCAGTCGATGTTAGTTGCGTTATACGTAGCGTCAAAATTTCCACAACATAGAGAAGGAGTTATCGAGGCAGCAAAGGAATGTGGGTTTGGTAGAGTGTTGGCAGGTTTTCATTACATGCAAGACTATGACGCTGGTAATCTTCTTGCAGAAAAAATGTTTCCATTAATGAATAAAGCAGATTACGGAAAGAGCAATGAATGAAAATATGGCTGACTACATTTACCATAATATTTTTGATATTTGCGTTGACAATTGTGGCTCATGCAGGTGGTAAAATATACGAGCCAAAAGATCCAAAGTATGGCACTAAAAAATCTTACACACATCAACAAAAAATAAATAGAGGCATAGACACTAAAAAAAAGAAATACACGACATGCAGGTTGTATAAAAGAATAAAATCTCGTGTTACTGGTAGACAGGCTTGCATATATCAAGGTGGTAATAAAACATTTACCTTAATGTACGAAGATAATTGTCCTTCTCAATATAAGTGTGTATATAATCCATGGGGTAAAGAACCAAGTATAGATGATGTTGTCGATAGTTTAAATTCAATTAAAAAATAGGAGTTGAAATGTTTGATGAACAGAATGTAGGAGAAGAAAGATACTGCAAAAAGTGTAACTGTAGATGCCATTGCTATGCACCTGAATGCCCGACTTGTGCAAACGATGTGTGCTATAATTGTGGCTGTAAGGAAGATGAAGTTTAAACATGAAAATTATACTATTGATTTAACTGCCAGTAATAAAGCAAAGTTATATTATGATGAACAACTTATCTTTATTGGTGACGGCTATAAAGCAATAACCACTATGCTAAACGGCAGTCAAAACAAAGAACCAGTCAAGAAAAAGTTCAACGCACAACTTACGATGAGACAAAAACCAAAATTTACAGTAAAAAAAGACAGTATGGAAGAGTTAAAGCGTGAGGCTTTAGCGGCTTTGGAACCTAAAAAGAAAAAGAAATAATGCACGCATTTTTATTAATGGTATATCTTGGATCGCGTTTAGTGAGTCAAGACATGTATTTTAGTAGCATAGATGATTGTAAATATTTTGCTGAAAGACTAAATAATCAACCACACGTACCAAATGCAGTCGCACAAGAAGATGCGCCTAGGTTAATCAAATACACTGCTGTATGCGTACCTAAGCGCATCGGTAAAAACACTAAAGTGTATTAGGCTGCTTGAAAATAGCGCAGACGATAGTTTAGAATTCTATGAACTCTAGCACGATCTCGCGCCTGACAAAACCTCTTCCAAGAATATGGTCTGTAAGTCATTAGTCACCCTCCCTAGTTAATGGTTAGGTGCGTTCCTTCAGCGACTGCCTACTTCCGCCCTTTCGGGTGAACGTTTAATGTACTACTATTTATAATCGCTATCTTCAAAATCGTGAACAAATAATTGTATTATTCCATAATGTAATACTTTTAATAAGTCTTTACGAGCATCTGCCCTAGAACCTTTTTTACCATATCTTTGTGCATACTTCATAATATTACCGATACAAAAACCTGTACCGTGGCCACCGTCAATTATAAATTCTGTTGCTTGAAAGTGTTGCCTAGAGTAGTGTCCAGTGTATGTTGAATCAATTACTCTTAGTAACTCTTCAACATATTCTTTCTCATTAAATTTATATTCACCTTTCGGTTCTTTACTCATGCTCGCCTCCTGGATCGTTTTTATCTAATTCAATTCTCTTACCATCATAGTACATAAATCTAGTTCTACTTGGCGTGTGGTAACCGTTTGTTCTTTGTTCTAATCTTAGTTGAAATGCTCTTGGATTATTCTTTGCAGTTTCAAATGTTGCAACAGTTATCACAATTGCTGCTAAAAACAAAATGTGTGCAATCATAGTTACACCCATTACAAATATGCTGCCCATATACATTGAAAATACAATGCACCACATCCACGCTAGCACTTGTAATACCATGTGTCTTGTGTTAGTGTCAGGTATATGTTTTAGTGGATTCATATCTGCATTCATTATGCCGTTCCAGCTATCGTATATAAATTCTCTCATCTCTACCTCGTTGCATCCATCATTACTAGTATACAAATATAGAAAAAAGCAAATATAAAAACAGGTTTTGCATTTTCTATACGTTTGTCAGACTGCGGTTCAGGTTTCTTCCAGTCTGCTGGCATGTAGTCTCTGTCCCATGCATCTCTTCTTACATCTTTTTTACGTTGATCAACATGTATAGATCTAGGGTCTACTTTATAATCGTTATCGTCTTTCATTGTTTTCCCATCTGTAGAATATATGATTACCTACGACAAGTGTTTTTGTTTTTGATTTTCTCCAAGCAGGGTACACATAATCAGCATGGTAGTGTGTTGCACCATAAGTTATATCATCTTTGTATTGACCAAAAAATATGTTTCTTGCAATGTTTAACGCTATCTTATATACTTCTCTATCATATTTAGGTATGTCATCGCTCTTACCGTCACAATACCAGCTAAACTGACACCTGTTTTTTACTGGATAAAATTTTGTTTTGTCTTTCCATGATGGCCTCGTTGGTCCTTGTTTGATGACCTCACAATAAGTGTTAGGGTAACGATAATCACTAACTCGATTATCAACTACAAACGCAACTGCGAACATACCTTTTACTGGTTGGTTACGAGCCTCCCAATATATGTTGTCTGCTAAACATGTGATTTGTTCGAATGCAGTACCTTTCATTGTATCTGCTGGTGCAGGTGGACTGCAAAAACTTAAACCAAGGAATGCTAGTGAACCTACCAACATTCCTTTCATATAATCTCTAGTAGGCAACATAGTCACCCCAATACTCATTCCAACATTGATCTACAACATCAGATGCAATACCGATATCGAATGAACTTTTAAAGTTAAGCTCTTTAAGAACTGAAGCTTTTGCTTCTGAAGTATTTTCTGATTCAGTAATGATTTTCTCTAGATCTAAATCGTATACTTTTTCTTCAATATCCATTATATATCTTTTTACTTTTGCCATAATTTTAACTCCCTTTTTAATTTTATGATTATATTATACACTATTTTTTTCCAAATGTAAAGGAAAAAATTCATTAAATTCTTACCTCATACTCTAAGTTTTCTTCAACCCAGTTATTACCTAAGTCGCGTGCAATAGCTACAAGAACACCTTCTCTTGGTAAAGTGTCCATGAACTGGATTAACTTTTTTGCACCAGAGTAATTCTTATCCTTAATCATATTAAGAATATCTTTGAAATCTTTAGCATCCTGCTTGTACATATCAACCATATCTTCGCTGATAGCCCAAGGTGCTTTAGAATCTTCGATTGTACCTTTTATTAGATTATTTAAATGTTTCATAGTTAAACTCCCCTTTTTAATTTTATAATAATATTATACTATAAAAACAAGGGAATGTACACCTTTTTTTTCACTTATTTCAAAAAAAGTGTTGAACTAGTTAACTAAATCCATTTTAGCTTTAGATTCGTACGTTTTTACTGAAACGTTATCAGGTACTGGAAATTTAACTGCATCATGAATATGATGCATTATAAACTTAGTGTTTGGAAATTCTTTAAACATGTTTTGCCAAACCGGTCGCCAATTGTTTGCTAACCTGTTGGTATTCATGTTACCTCTATCTGAATTAAGATAGAAATCAGAACAACTTCTAAGATTAAAATCAAATATAGAGTCAAAGCCATACATATGTATTTCATCTGCTTTAACCTTGTTTGCTGCATAGTGCACTGCCATGTGACCACAATTGAAGTCTGTATAGTTTGCCACGTACTTTGGAAGTACAGTGTAAAATTCTTTGACTTGGTGAGAATGCTTTACATAAAAAGTAGGTTGTTGATCCATCCAAATCTTTGGCCTCATTCCTAATATCCAATCGCCAGGAATAGTTAATGAACCTTCATGCAATGCACGCATCATTTTAAAATCAACCATGATAGTTCCGTAAGCTCCTGCGACTGGCCATGGTGGAATATTACAGGTTAACTTCATGCCGTTACGTTGCTCTTTATGGAATAAGCTTGCTTGATCACCGTTACCAACTATATGTACTACCTTCATAACATACCTCTTATTGTTTCTTTACCTTTCTGTCCAGTCCAATGCATTATTCTTATTTTACCGGTATAACCGTCAGTTAGTTGTAACCTCATAACATTATACTCATTAGGTAAATCTTGAATCTTACTAATTTTAGTAATAGGATTTAGTATCTTATCAAGTACTTCTTGATCTCCTATTTGATCCATATTATTTTTTGTTGCTGCTACCCATTGTCCAAGTATCGTCGGTTTGTCAACAAATCCTACGACACCAGAGTTGTGCCACCTGTGGCCTCGTCTCTTAGTCCACGGTTTATCTTCCACCATAGCTAATTTTTGTGGCTCTAACAAATTAAATATATCATCTATGTTGTCTCTTACTTCACAATCAGTATCAATCCAAACTGTTTTTTTAGATGGACACTTATACATTGATAATGGTTTCTTAAACCACCCTCGTTGTTCAACTTTAGTTAAATCCATAACAGCGTGTACGTTTTCTCTTACAACTGCACGGCCTAGATCAGACAATCCAAAGTCAGCAAACACTAAAGGTTTCTTACAGTGTTTTTTAAAGTTCTTTAAAAACCATGGAAGTATCCACTCATGACCACTGTCACACCCGGTTAAAAAAGCTTCATCATATAATTTCGTAGGATTCACCATAATTATGTTTTGCGTAGCAACCTGCTTTTTGTTGTATTGTTGTAAAACTATCTCTTGCCTCAACCGGCCAAGGATAGTACTCACCTAAAGTAAACTTACTTGAATGTATGTATATGTCTGTTGGACCGGCACTAAATGCACACTCATCTATAAGTTGTTGTGCACCCTTTGGCGTCAGTCTGTATGCGTGTGCACCAGGGAAATATGGCTTTGAAACCAAAGAACCATATCCGATAAATGACGGTGTGTTAAACTTACCGTATGACGGCTTACCTAAGCTTAGTATGTCAAACATCATCATTTGTGGTATGTCACCAACTAGCACGGCGTCATGCTCAAATATCACTATCGGTTCTTTGGACCTTACACACTTTTGCCACAAACTATGATGACTTAAAAAACCTGCTATACAGTTCTCTGGTCTGCTGTATTTTTCATGAAATAAAGCCTGTGGATATTTAAGTTTCTTAAGTTCGTCATACACGTTGCAGTTTTGTGGAGTAAAAGCTTTATGTTTCTTTATGGCATAACCAAAGACTTTACCACTTTTTATACACCTGTCTGCAACCTGTACCGATCTTTCGTTTTCCATTATTGTAATTACATACATTCTCATAGCGTTGTCGTTGACCTCAATCCTTGTATTCTTGTATAGAAATTACGCGTCACACCAAGTTTTGGTACGAGTTGATAACACATCAATGCATCGTTTGGCCACATACCGTATTCCTGAGCAAGATCAATCATTTTACGTGCACCTTCTGGTTTTATGACATAAGCAGAGTTACCTGCCAAACCTTGTGGTATGTTAAACTCGTCTATTCTAGGAACGGGTTGGAAAAAATCTACTCTTTCTAAAATCATGTCATGATATAGTTTTGATTTACGCGTAGCCATTGATGGATCATTTATACCAATGATGTCAAAATCTGATTTTGCGAACGTGCTGTCAGCCGGTAGTTTCTTTATAAATCTAGAATCATGCTCTAATATTAATATTGTTTCATCAATCTTTTTACAGTGATGCCAGAGATACCAATGACTTAAAAAGCAAGAGATACGTTTTCTTGGATCCGCAGTTGTATATGCAGATTTTATTAATCCACTCTTTAAGTCTGTTTCTTTACCTTCCCATGGATAGTTCCAAACTAAACCGTTACCTCCAGTATAACCTTGTACTTTATCAAGCGGTATCGCCTCATGTATATTCAAACCATCATCATGACCATACTTGTCATAACTCTCTTTAAGTTCAGCAAATCCAGCCATCGACGTTTTATTATCTGGCACAACTATCGCAAATGCTTTCATTTTACTATCCTTATATCATCACCATCTTCAATATAATATTTTCCGATACAATATCTGTTTAAATTTTTTTGTCGTGTTATTGCAAAGTTATTAACATTATCTATTATAATATCAAACCTAGGATTGTTCCAAATATTTTTCATAACGTTTCTTATGCTTTTTTCGCTACTAGTGTCACATCTAGACCAGTACACTCTTTTTTCATTTAGGTAGTTATATTTATCCGGCTGTCTTTTATCAAATTCGTCTATGCAATAAACGTTACATTTCTGTAGAAACTTAAGCCAAACAGGTATGCTATTCTCCACACCGACCTGTAATAAGTTTAACGCCTTGTGTCGATGATTAAAAAATTCTTTTTCATAAAAACTAGAGTACTGTTCTCTGTTTGATTTATATCTCTTAAATAAAACTTCAAGCATAAGAAAACTTTTCTAGTGCAGCACCACCGTACACGCAATGATGATTGTCCATGACACTTAATATTTGATACCAACCGTACTCAGCCGGCCAAAGTTTTTTTTCTTTATGTAACTTATGAACTAAATCACAGTCATATGCGTCACGTCTATGAAATATAAGGTTATCGTTTAACCAGTAACTCCAATCACGACTCCACATTTGATCTGTAGTTTCAGTTATAAAGACGTGTTCAATATCTTTAAACTTATTTAAATAAATCCATCTACCACCACGAATTGCAAATCCTATGGCAATTTTTTCATTGTAAGATTGTTCTAGGTACTTACTAAAATCTGCTCTGTCAGAAACAACAGTATCCCATCTTGTTCTGATAATCATATCATATTCTTCTGGTATATCTGCCAACTGATAAGCATGCGCAATCAATTGTTTGGTGGCATTCATTAACTTAGCTTGATGCGATACGCCAGTTTTATCGATAAACATTTTTTTGTATGCGTGATATTTTGGATGTGGATTATCGGTTACACAATCTTTCCATGGATTGTAATGCATTTGTGGTTCAGGATAATATGATGAATTACATTTTTCTGATATACTATTCTTAGTTTCGTTCCATGAAGAAAAGAATATTGGTATGTCAGGAAATGCTTTTTTTAAATGATTGATATTTCTTTTAACGTTACCTCTAGCTAAGCCAGATATACAAATCGCTGGTTTCATGAAAATTTCTCCATCATCATACTAACTGAGGCAAATATGATACTAATAAAAATTATATAAAGTAATGCATACTCAGAAGGCTTCATCCAATTTATCCCACCAAACACTATTTTTAAATTCATTTAATTCTTCTGGTGTTCCCATTCCTATCATTTCATCTATACGATGTACTCCAACATTTTCTTCTAAGTAATTATATGTAGGTGCTAAATAAAATTCATTATTTGTTCTATCATTTGCAGCCATTTGTTTTTCATGTGCTTTAATCCAATCACACTCATCGGCAAAATAATAAACGCCAACTGTTGCAAGATCGCTTATGATTTCTTTTTCTTTAAGTTGTAGTAAACTATCATATTCATCAACCTTACAGTAACTATGTTTTGGTTCGTTATGATTTGGCGTAAACACTGGTATCAAGCCACCCGGATATAAATTACTGTCTATTTTTTCATAAAACTCTTTAGGATCCCATCGCATCAATTGATCACAATTTGCAACTATCATAGGTTCACCACCTAATACATTTGTAGCCAGCCTTACAGTGCATGCTGCACCTTCTGTTGTACCCGGTATGATTATAATGTGAGCATCAGGATAATGTTCTAGAATACGTTTATCAATTTCATATTCGCTAACATGGTCTTGTCTAACTATACACCACGGTTTAATGTTATCGCCTAACCACAAGTTTTCAATCACTCGCACAAACATTGGTTTGCCTTTTATATCGATTAGTGGTTTAGGTAAGTCATATCCATCATCAAAAAATCTTTGACCGTTTCCGGCCATAGGTAATATCAGTTTCATTAATCTAAACTTTCTCTCATTTCTTTTACTTTTTTAATTAAGCTATCACCGGTGTGTAACCAACCACCTACTGAGGCCATAAAATTGTTACCGATACGTTCCTTAATTTCTCTTGCTAACACTGGATTCATACCGCAACTTAATGAAGGTATGACATCATATTTTTCACATATTGATATTGCTTCTAAAGTTTCTTCTTCGCTTTCACCTTCTGGATAATAACCACCTAGCATACCGACATGCATACTATCTATTCCTGCCATGCAACCAAGCTTGACTAAAACTGGCCAAGAGATCGAATACTTGTTACTAGGATCAGTCAATATTCTAATTCCAGAACGCTGATAGTGAGTTGCAATATCGAAACCTCTTGCAGTGGTGTAAGCGCCTAAACCTGACCAAAAATTAATGTGGCATCCACCGACAATGTTTGATGTGCAAGTATGATAATGAATCTTTTTTATGTTACCTAACAATTCCATAGGATCTGCATTTATACAGTATGCAAAGAAACCTTTCCAACCTGAAATATTTTTTAAATGTTCGACAGCCTCGACTCTTTTTTCTAACGGCAAGTATAAATTTTGTGCCATGATTTCATCTTCTTTAATAAAATCTGCGCCACCGTAAATCATGTCTTTAACTATCGACATGTATTGTTCCATATTTAAACCTGATTTAGGTTTTATTATTGCACCAAATAAAGGCCTGTTTTGTGCATCTAGTCTGTCTTTCCAACCTGACATACCTTGAACTGGTCCAATATTATCAACTTCTATATCAATATCGATTACTCTACATTTATCAACTCCAAGTATGTCTGTGTGACCACCCATAATAATACACATAAGTTGATTGATGTTTGGCCATATGAAGGCATTTCTGTTAAAATTTATCTTAACAATATTTCCTTCAACGCTTTCAATATTAGCTGCATAATCTTTTATGTTTTGTGCATTTTCTATTTCAGAGCGTATGTTTGGATTACCTATGCTTTGACCTATAGCAATCTCGTGTGCGATCTTTGGAATATCCGGACCATCAACTTCATAAGTCACAGTGTACCTTTTTACTGGCTCAGTAACCTGAGGTGGCTGCCATGTATTATTAACTGGTATGTCAAATGGATTTGTACTCATATTCGTATCTCGTATTGTGTTTCGCCGTGTCTCAACATTTTTGTTAACTTATGTTTATTTATAAATTCATCTACAGCCTTCGTCACACCCGGCTTAGACCATTTTGCATTTGGCCAACCATAATCATCACCTAAAATTAGTCCACCTTCTTTTACAATCTGTAATGCATTTTCTAAGTCTTTAAAACATCCTTCATATGAGTGGTCACCATCAATGTAAATCCAATCAAGCATCTCGTCATTACCGTGCCCTTTTGCTGCCATAAACTGTTCGAACCATTCATCTGAAGTCATTCTACAAACTTCAGCTTCTGGCATAGTTTTAAATCTTTCTTTGACTTCGTTGTAAACTCTGTCGTAAAATTTTTGAAATCCTGCTTCTGCAATTTCACCAGTAATTGGTTGATACTTTGCTAAGTATTCTTGGTAAGACCTTTCTGTATTTTCTTTATATGGTTCTACAGAATAAGAATCAACCATATAAAACTTTTTAAGACCTTTCTTCAAGAACTGCGTTGAAGTGTTACCCATCCAAACACCAATCTCTGCACCGATTGAACCTTGTTTAATCACATGCATAATGTTTATTGAGTCTTTATTTGTATGAGTTGCCATCATGATAGTTATACCTTATAATATTTACTTCCATTGTTAATAGCTCTTACTAAATGGTGAGATCTGTAAGAATCTTGTGTATCATATATATGTATGTCTTCATATTTCTTATATAATTGTGCTATGTGCATCATACCTGAATCACTACCAATATGATGAGTAGCAAGAGACATTGCTAAACCAATATGTGGTATAGAGTCTTTTAATAATCCTTGGCCTTCACCACCAACTCTTAAAACTACACCAGAATAACTTTCTTCTATTTCTCTTATAACTTTTTTTGATAACCTTCTTCTTGGATCTGTGGAATCCCATTGTGCCGTTATAAATTCGTCCGGAAACCAACCGTTACTTACTGTAGGTTTTAACAACGGAAGTTCTTTTACGTACTGTGACATTTCTATACCTACGCGTGTCTCGTTAGGATGCATGTGTATTGTGTCTGCGTAATGATATATGTAAGCATCAATCCCTTTGCTCTTTAAATATTTAATCCAATCAACTTCGGATAGGTTTTCGACAGGATGAGGTTCTACATAAACAGTGTCATGCGGAAATAAGCTTAATAATTCAAACCATGATTTTTTCTTTTTACTAGATTTAACACCGCCAGCGACACTCCACTTATCGTCAGTCAAATGTATAGTTACCGGTGAGTTGTGAGCCTTTCCATATTGGTACGCAAGTAAGAGACTGTGGCAACGATCACCTAGCCCTGGAGTCGTATATGGTCTGTCACCACTTCTTACACTTTTTGATCTTAATGCGATATGTTTCAATGGCTTTTCTTTTCTGTAAAATCGCTTTTAAAATAGATGTCTATACGCTTTTTAGTTTCATGTCTTAAGTCATTAAGCTGCGTAATTAAAAAGGCAGTATCAGATTCTTGTTTACTATATCTTTCAACACCTTTTCTTTTGGCATCTTCTAAATCCCATAACTGTAAGTTTATAGCTTTTATGATATTTAAATAATAATTATGACCGTCATTTAAATCAATTAACCTGTGATGATAGTATTTCATCTCTTCATCAACATCCAAACCTTTTTCTTCTTTTATTTTAAGTATGGATAATCTGTCTAGATAATCACCGACACTTATTTCGATTTCAATTTTCATTGTACAGCTTTCATTAACTCTTCAACATTTTCACCACCGTTTGGTAATTTATCTTTAAGAAAGAAATGTACAAAGTATGCCTCTTTTATTTTTTCATTTGGTATTGCAGTAAATAACGCGTTCCATTTCCAACTGAGTTCTTGTAATTCCATATTTTCTTTCTTAACCCACCAGTTTAAGAGTGTCTGATCCGTACTCCATTTCCACGGACCTAATCCGTCAACAAATCTTTTAAACTCTGGCCTCTGAATAAAGTCTTTACCTGACTGTCGTAAACCGTTTGATTGTACAGGCAAGTACAATACTAAATGTCTGTTCATTAACATCATGCCCATATTAAAAAAGTGGCCACCTGATTCGTTCCACTTCCAATCTACGTCTTGTAGGGTGCCATACTGCATTCTTGTATAGCCTTTAAGTTTTTCTTTGTACCATGGTAAGATAGGTGCAGTTCTTTCCACGACGCCGGCAAATTCTGTTGAGTGGTTCATTTCATTAAATATGTTTGGCGTGCCGGGTCTTATCCATATATCAGCATCTATTATACAAATTTGATCATACTTGGCCCAATAATCAAAAGCATTTTCTTTTTCAAAGATAGGTAAGAAACCACCATATTTTTCGTATGATTCTTTGCTACGATTTGTGGCAAATACGTCCGGCTTGATTTTCATAATTGGTTGTGTTTGAATCACGTAATCGACTTTATTACGTGGTACTTCTTTTGAATTTATATCTTCGGCGTATGCCTTAACCGAAGCCGTACAGTGATCATACAACCTCGATCTTTTACCGGTATAAACTTGATATATCAATCTCTTTGCCATAACAAAATCCTTTAATTATTTTTTCTTAGTAAGCGCTTGTGCTCCAAAATACGCCGCAACGATTGCTGCAACTGAAACATAATAAACCGCGGCCATATCACCAAGTATTTTTGCTGCTTGATCTAATTTAAATAAAATGCAGACTACAACCATTGAAGGATAAAGTAACATGCCACAAAGAGCGAACCACGCCATGTATCTTTGCGCATCTTGTTTTTTATCTTCATTCTCAAGTTGAACTAATTTTTGTTCCATTTCAAACTCATCATCAGTAACGATGCCATCACCATCTTTATCAAAACTCGCGTACTTGCTTCCTGCCTCTAGTTTTTTTTGTGCAGCCATCAGAATACTCCTTTATTATCTTCGCTATTTCTTTAGCTTCTTTAAATCCATTACGAAGAGAATTTGACCTGTGGCCATTTTTCAAAAACCAATTTATGTTATTTATATCAGACCCTTCAGTCATATTATAACCTTTGGTAAGCTCTTCAAAGTCTGATCTTAGTTTGATTAATTGAGTCAGCGATAAGTCAGTGGCCGAACATTTTGCGAGTTCTATATTCATCAATTGTGTCCTTTAATAATTTAGTATAGTTATCCCTGTGTTCTACAAAAACTAAGGGCTTTTCATGATCGACATCCATAATGACTACGACATTAGGTATCACCATTCCTGTTCGCTCTTCCCACATGATTGCATACGCAGCACCTTGTGCAAAGTAGTTGCTTATCTTTTCTTTCTTTTTTATATATCTTGAAGTTTTAAAATCGATTATAGAAGGCACACCGTTATATTGTGCAACACAATCGCACCTACCAGCCACGCCTAAGTGATCACTATATAAAGCAACCTCGAGACCGAATATCGTTCCAATATCGTTATCAAGTACTGGTTTGAGATTTTCGAGGCTTTGTTGAATGTGCGGTAAAAATTTTGATGTGTCTTCATTATTTAAATACTTTTCTACAATACTGTGCACTTTCGTACCACGTCTGGATGCTTTACCACTAACGATATCTGCTTGTTCTTCACCTACACGCTCGCGCCAAGAACGTATTGCATCTTCTGTAAGTATGCTTAAAACTGTAGTGACACTAGGATAACTACTACCATTAGGAAGAGTATAAGCTCTCCCGCTGGTTGTGGTTTTACTAACCAAGTCACTATATCCGATATCAATTTTGTCATGACTAAATGTTTTGTTTATTATCTTCTGTTTCATAATTGTATTCAAAAATCTCTTTCACTTTATCTGTTGGTAAACAAAATATTGCCTCTGGCTGGTGCTTAAAGTTGTATGACGCACTAGCTTGAGTGTATATTCTTTGATGCATGACTTCAACGTACTGAGTGCATTCTTGTTGTGTGTCAAAGCTCGGAGTCTTGAATATATAAAGAGGCCTATCAGCTGCCATCGTGTTTGCCATAATAAAAGATACTATAATAAAAAATTTCATATCTTCTCCTAAGTTTTAATCGTGTTACCTTTACCGGAACCAGCTTTGATTCTTGCAAGGTTGTCTTTCCACCCCTGATCTGTTTTTGACAGCAGGCTACCTCTGCCTGATATTATCTTTGGAAAGGTTAAAACTTTGATGCAGTTATGTTTTTTAAGATAGTCTTGTAACTCATCAGCTTTACATTCAATTTCGTATTCATCACCTTCTTCTAAAGGCTTTACTGTATACCTAGGCAACTTGATATCCTTTCCACCAGTCAGGTGCAGGCCTTCCCCAATCCCACTTGGCGAAAGGTTTCGCTTTATGGTAATAGTTTCTATATGCTTGAACAGCATCGCCGGGAACCATGCAATCAGGATAATGAGTCATGGCTTGTACGAATTCGGTAAGACCTATATCTGGTATATTTATAGGAGGAGCAGCCAATATTGGACCAAGTTTCTTAAAAGTTATGTGTTCTTTATTTCTACGAAACTTAAATTCTCTGGCCATTTCAACAAAGTGCGCATAGTGCCAGTTGTAGTTTGCCAGACTTGCTGCAGTCCACGTGGTACATGGATGATACTTATGCACTGCAAGATAATACAACTCATCACGTATATCACCAAAGGAATAATACGTTTGCATAGTTTTACCTGACTTTGACCTACGCTTTTCTGGAGTGCCATCAAGCATACGATGCACGGTACTTAGCATTTGTGCAGATTCGATGATCATTTTTGGAACGTGCTTGTCACAAAGCATTTGTGCAGCCACATGCGGATCTTTATCTAGTATAAAAATATTCATATTTCACCTTTAAATAATATAATTGTATCATAATTTTTATAATTTGTAAACAAATATTTTTTCAATTGATTTAAATTTAATCTTGTAACAATTTTGGAAACGCTTCTTCAACAACTGGTTTTGATATTCCAGGGATTTTCTTTTTATTAATCATATTAACTACAAGCTTGGCATCTTCTGGATGTACACCTTCGAGTATTCCAATAAATATTTGTTCTTTTTTATACTTTGGCATCTTATCACCGGGTCCGCCTTTAACAAAGTATTTAAACTTTCCATTTTGTTTTGTTAAGTTTGTCGGATGCATGTGAGCCGGTGATGGATTGTAAGGCGGTTCGCCTTCCGGTAAGTTCCATTTTACTGTCGTATCCATGGAACCTCTTATTATATCTTTTAAAGCCCATGACTCATTTTCTTTTAAGATACGAACTTTATCATTTTTATTTCTTTGCTTAGCCATTTCTTCTAAGACTTCAAAAACATACTGTTTCATTAAATAAACTCCTGTACACTTTTAATCAATTCATTACAACGTTTAGCAACTAAGTAAGGAAATACTTTACCTTTCTTGCTGTATAACGATGCTGGATCTTGGTCTATGAAACTATTTATAATTTGCTTTCTTAAGTCTTCTGGCGTTTCAGTAAGATCAATCAGTTTCTTATTCCTACAATAGTTACGATACCAAGAAGCTGCGTATAATAATTCGCCTTCTTCAAGATCTTGTATGATATTATCTATCTTCTTTTGAGTGATTGGTGTTTGTCTAAATCCTTCAACAAATACATTATCATCAGATAATATGTTTGGTACACCATCACCTTTATCACCTTTAATGATATGAGTTTGTAGGTACACTCTTGGATTTTCTTCTATCAATTCTTTTTTAAGAAGTGGTGAGTATTGCCTTACAAATTTATATTTTTGTAGTTGTAAGAAATCTCTATCGGAAGATACAATCATAATTTTTTCGTGATTATAATCTTTGTTTGGATCCGGATTCATGGTAACAATTGTACCAATAATATCATCGGCTTCACAACCATCAATACGAATTACTTTATATGGAAAGTTTTCTGCAATTTCTTCACGTACTTCGTTAAGTATTCTAAAAGCTTCACCCCAATCAAAAGATGATTCTTTCTGTGTCTTTTTTCTACTTGCTTTGTACTGTGGAAAAGCCGTCCTGCGCCAGTTATTTGACGCATCGACGGCAAGAACTAATTCGCCATACTCTTCTTTGTATCTTGTACGATACATTCTAAGGGAGTTGAGAATCATATGACGAATTAGTTGTTCATCAAACGTTTTATTAATTATTATACTTGCTAAAGCAATGCCACTGTAATCAACAATAATCATATTATATGCCTCCTCCAAATGTATACATCCCATAGTGTGGCTTTACTTATTCCGCCTTTAGGGTTACCACCATAGACAAAACCATTGATAGGCTTTCTGCCTTTTTTCTCAACTCTAAATTTATCTTTAGTTGATGAGTTTACGTTTCTTACGATGGATTTTACCATTTCATATTCTTGCATATCATTTGAGTTACAAGGGTTGAACCTACCAACCCATGATTTACTGCGATTTTTACAGACTTTTTCTGTATTGATATGATCGTATCTACCTACGAATATTCCCATTACTTGTCCTCCTGATCCGGAGTTTCAAGTACGGCCACGTACTCTTGTCTTTCTGGCCTTTCGAATCTAGCCAACTCCATTAGAGCATCTTGCTCTAGTATGAAACCACTGGCTGCAACAAGACTACCATCTTTGAAAACATTTACATAATACATATTAAACTCCCTTAATTTTTAATTTTATAGTATTATTATACACCATTTTTTAGGGAATGTACACAGTTAATTGAACTTTTTTTCATCTTTTTTTCTTTTTTGTCTGAGAGACCAAAGCATCCAGTCGTAATATCTTTCAGGTTCTGGATCATCATCAACTAATCTTCTTTCAGTCTCACCAAAATTTCTTTCATATACGGTTTTACCGCCATCAGGTGACTCATATATTTTTTTGGGTTCTTCTGGTAATTCAACATGATCGCCTGTTCCTGTCATATCTTGTGTATACTTATTGCTCATCTACAAACTCCTCCGCCATTGAAAATATTTTTGATATTGCTTGTGCACATGCAATTGCAACTTCAGTACATTCTTTTTGTGTACCATTTGCTGAACGTAATTCTATAAAATGAATCCAACTTCTAATAGTACCATTCATATATAATCTTGATTTCATTAATCCTTCAGGTAAGACCGCTCTTGCGACTTCCTTCGCAATCCCTTTCTTGATAGCTTGTTGATAAACCTGTTTGCACATCCAGATAACTCTTCCTTGTTCTCTATCCCACTCATCTTGGAGAGACCTATCATCAATTTCGATACTATTTTGTCTATTCTTATCATCTTGCATTCTCGCTTCTCGTTTGACAAATTCTAACTCCTCTACTGGATTTGCATACCTTTGACTAAATTCTTGAAAACTGAAACTACGGTGTCTTAGTAACTGCCTAGCGATATCTCTTGTAGTTTCTATTTCAACACATGCGCTTACCATTTCAAATGGAGACCAATGCTTATGTTTAGCAAGATATCTCAACAACTTCTCTGCAGTTTTACTGTTGTTTTGATTGCCAGGGTTTGAGACTCTTGCACAAAAAGCTATCAGATCTTGACAACTTAGTGGAGGTTTTATTCTAGAATCCCATGATTGAAATTCAGATGGTTTACTGTAACTAACTAGTTTTACTTTCATTTTTACTTTCCAATTGTCTTAATATTTCTCTATACTCTCTTATAACCATTAAACACTTAGGCATGTCAGATCTATAATTTATCCAAAAGGGTCTGTATTCTTTCTCATGCGTTTTACCATCAGCATGCATTAAGTTTTCAGATAGTTCTTTTTCTAATTCATTTAACTTTTCTATATCATAGAACATTATATGTCATTTCCAAGAGTTTTCCAATCATCACCATAGCCAATTA